CAACTGAGCTTGATATTACCTTTTTTATGAAACCACCCCAGAAACGTAAAGAAAATGGCGGCTGGTGTATCACTCGGCCGGATCTGGACAATATGGAAAAAATGTACCTAGACGTTTTAACAGACTGTAGAGTTTTACAAGATGATGCTATTATTGCTAAAATAATCGCGCGTAAGATTTATGATACTGAACCTAGATGCGTGATTGTATTAACCGAGTTGTAACCATGGTTTATAAACAAACTAAAATAGACCCGGAAATCATAGAACATAACACGACTTCGGTGGAGAAGCAGCCAAAAGCAAAGAAGAAACGGGGGCAAAGCTATCTCTCAACACCTACTTTGGAGACTTACGACTTGAGGGCTGAAAGATTGGGGAACGAATTCGTGACTTGGGCTAAAAACATTCGTAAAGATAATAGAGAGAAACGCTCCAAGATCTTCTATGGACTCGAAGACTTCGAAATAGACAATAATATGACCGGGGATGATGTTCATAGATATAAAAAGAACGCCACTTTTAAAGCATGTATTGATGAGACAAAACAATGGCTTGGCTTGCATACCTTTGCGGGATTAGTGGAAGGTTCTATGAAAGAGACTTACGCTAAAGCAATCTTAACTGATTATTCAGCTCACTACTCAGAACTTATTAAGAAGCAAGACGCTTATGAAGATCAACGTAAGAAGGATGTCAACGATCATACGATTGATAAGCTCGGTCTACGAGTAGTTGAAATTCCGGGCTTTCCACTTACCGATACGGTGCCTGTCAAGAAGCTCGTTGACGATGGAAAATAAAATCAAATTAGATCGCTATATCCCCCGGTTATACCAGCTCCCCCTGTGTGACGCCATCGAGAATAAGGGCTATAAACGAGTGATCGGTATCCTACCGCGGCGAGCCGGAAAAGATTTGACAGCTTGGAATTTATGCATACGTCAGTGTCTAAGAAAAACATGCTTAGTTTACTATTGTCTGCCCACCTACAGCCAAGCCAAGAAGACTGTTTTCGATGCGATTGCTATTGATGGTACAAAATTTATTGATTACATACCTAAAGAGCTTATAGCTTCTGTAAATTCACAGGAAATGAAAATACGATTCGTTAACGATAGTATCTTGCAGCTTATTGGCAGCGATACGTATGACACTTCGCTTGTTGGTACTAACCCGTACGCTATCGTTTTTAGTGAAGCTGCTTTAATGGATCCACGGGCCTACCAGTTTGCGCGTCCCATTCTTGCGGCTAATGATGGTTGGTGTTTACTGATAAGTTGTGTTGCTCCTAACACGCTTGTGATTAGCAAGAATGGTTTACAGCGTATATCAACAGTTTTAGATAGTCGTGAAATGTATACTGACTTACACAAGCCTATATGGGGGCTGAAGGGCTTTCACAATGCTGAGCAGTTTTATTATGGTGGCAGACAAAAAACCAAAAAGATTATTTTGAGTTCAGGTTATGAAATTGAATGTACGCCAATTCATCCTTTATGGAATGGCAAAGAATGGATTAAGGCTCAGGATTTAAAAGTAGGCGATTTATTGCCTATTCAATATGGTCAAAATATTTGGGGTAACGGTTTAAATATTGAAACATTTGATACATGTCGCGGTGGTCATGGTCATTTAAATTGGACAATTGATAATCTTAAACTTGATAACAACTTTTTCTATTTGTTGGGGTTAATTCATGCCGATGGGTCATATGACCGAAACAAAGTAACCGTTACCAAGAAAAAAGATCCTGAGATTATCAAGTTTCTTCATGATTATGGTTTTAAGACATTTAAAGATGGGATTCATCATAATCTTAGCTCTCGTGAATTTGTTAAACTACTTGAGTATTTGGGATTTAAACATGGTGCTAGAAATAAAACTTTCCCTGAAAGAATGTTCGAGTGCACCAAAGAGCAAATGAAGTCGTTTATCCAGGGCTTATTTGATGGTGATGGTACATCGAATTCATGCCCATCAAAACGTGGATATATTAAGTTAACTTCTACGTGTAAATCTTTTCTGCGCGACCTTCAAGTTATCTTACTTAATTTTGGGATAGTAGGCTCGATAAGGCCTGAAGATAAAGCGCCTACTAATAGAGTCAAGGTCTGGTCGCGTATATATAATCTTGAAATTATGGGCTATTTTGCACACATCTTTTATAAAGACATTGGCTTTAGACTTAAACGTAAACAAAAAAATTATTGTTATCTTCCAGAAAAATGTCGACAAGAGTCCGGCAATATCTATCCAATTGATTTAGATAGGCTTAAAGATTGTAAATTGCCTAAATCTTTAATCACTAATCCAAACAGGATGAGCCGGCGAACATTAAAGATGCTGGCAAGTTCACGGCCACATCAATATTTTGATGAATTACTCGCTGAACAATTTTTTTATTCTCCTATAGTCCAGATACTTGATAGTGAAAATGAAGTATTTGATTTTGTGATACCAGATACACATTCATTCTTTTCTAACGGTTTCATTTCGCACAATACGCCGCGCGGCCGAAATTGGCTGTTCGATCTCTATACTCGTGCTAAAGAACTACCCGACTGGTTCACCTATAAGTTGACCGTTGAAGATACCAAGCATGTTTCACCTGAAGTTTTAGAGACTGAACGGCAACAGACGAGTGAAGAGTTACACCTCCAGGAATGGTACACATCGTTTGATAGAGGTGTTGAAGGTTCGTTTTATGCTAAGTATCTTGATAGGATACGTTCTAATAACCAGATTGGTATTGTGCCCTGGTCTCCGGCGCTTAAGACTCATGTGGCGATCGACCTGGGAGTACATGATGCCACCTGTATTATCTTTTTTCAGGTACTTCAAAGCGGTGTTATCAATATCATAGACTCATACAGCAATACAAACGTTGGCCTTGACCATTATGTTAAAGTGCTTCAATCAAAACCATACACTTATGGTGCTTATCTTGGTCCCCATGATCTAGCCGTACGTGAGTGGGCAGGTGGTGCCGTAACAAGACTTGATAAAGCGCGTCAGCTTGGTGTTAACTTTACGATAGTGCCTAATCTTTCCATAGACGATGGTATTGAAGCGGTATGGACAGCCTTTAATAGATTCTATATCGACGAGGCTAAATGCAAGCCGCTGATTCATGCGCTTGAGAACTACCGCAGAGAGTGGGACGAACAGCATAATAGATATCGTGATAAGCCGGTGCACGACGCTCATTCCAACTGGTGTGACGCTCTACGTTACCTCTGTCTAGGCCTTCCAAAGCTACAAGACGGTACCACCAAAGAGGATTTAATAGCCTCACGCAATCGTGCTCTTTATGGAACTCAACAACAGTTTGCCCGTGTGTTTAGAGATTAAGCTTTCGAATTCTTGCTGTATTGTATTAATATAGTGGTGTTTAAAATCTTCTAGCCTTGAGGTGTACAATGCCATTAATTCCGGATATGGGACCTAACTACTCACAGAACGACGGTAGTGACGTTTCACAGCGCGCAAATAACTTCTACGCTAATAACATAACCATGAACCTTTCTTATTGGACTGAGGCGACCTATGACCTCAGAATGTTCATAGGTGAGCAAGGACTCATGACTGAGCTTTATGGTGTGCTTCCCGGTAGGCCGCACATGTACTCATTCAACCGTATCTTGAGAGTCATAAATACCATCACGGGGTTTCAGAGACGTAACCGCAAATCACTCTTGGCCATACCCATAGAGAACGGCGACCAAAAGACATCTGACCAGTTTACTAAGCTGCTTTACTGGGCTGACCAACAGGAATCAATAGGCAATACTATATCCGATGCCTTTGAGGGTGCCTGTGTTACGGGACTGTATATGCTCCATGTGTATATGGACTACCGCAAGGATCCTATCTCAGGTGACATTAAAGTGGATTCCGTACCGTATAACTCGTTCATTATGGATACGTTCACCCGTAAGTCTGACTTGTCTGACTGTAATGGGATCATGAGACGGTCATATGTAACCAAGCAAGAAGCCATGTCGTTACTCCCCGACTTCTCAAAAGATATATCTTCAATGGAGGGCGGCCGTGGCGCACGTGACCAGAAGTTTCAGTACATGCCTGAAGTATTCGCCTTCGATCAGCTTGATAAGCTCACCTACGATGAATACTATTACCGTGCTTTCAGGAAACAAAAATTACTTGTTGATAAAGAAACCGGTGATACGTTTGAGTGGAAATCAACCGACGATGAGAAAATGAAACTCTTCTTACAAATGTATCCAAGCGTAACGGTCGTAGAAAATACTATCCCAACGGTACGTCAAGCAATTTTAGTCAATAATAAAACACTGTACGATGAGTACACAGAGATTGATGATTACCCTTTTGTGCCGGTGATGACGTACTTCAACCCTGAAATACCGTACTGGAACTGGCGTGTGCAAGGTATTGTCAGAACACTCCGTGATGCCCAGTATCTCTATAACCGTAGACGTATCTCAGAGCTGGACATGATTGAGTCACGTTTAACTAACCCACTCATCTATCACCCTGATATGTTAATCAATCCCGATGATGTACACCAAACAGGTCAAGGCAGACAAATCGGTGTCAAGCGTGAATACCCACTTGGTGAAGCCGTACAACCAATGAACCCGCCCGACGTCCCACAATCATACATTGCCCTTTCGGAGCTTATGGCTAAAGAAATACAAGAAATCTCAGGTGTCAACGAGGCAATGCTTGGTTCAGCCACAGACGAGAAAGCGGGCATTCTAGAGATGTTAAGACAAGGGGCTGGGGTTACCATGCTTCAGGGTGTTTACGACAAGCTTGATCGATCTATGAAGCAATTAGGGCGTCTTATGATCAAGATGATGCAAAACAACTTCACCCCCGCAAAAATACAACGTATTATTGCCGAGCAACCGACTCAGGAGTTCTACAATAAGAACTTTGGCAAGTATGACTGTGCTGTTGAGGAGGGGGTTAATACAACTACCCAAAGACAACAAGAGTTTATTACGCTTGTACGTTTGCATGAGATGGGTATACCTATACCGCCTAAGGCGTTACTTAATGCTATAACTGTTCAAAATAAGAATGAACTTATTGAAATGATTGAGCAGCAACAACAGCAACAAGCTCAACAACAGCAACAACAAGCTCAAATACAGATGCAAGAGTTGCAAGCACGGGCTGAACTCAGCCATGCGAGAGCAATGGCTGATGTTGCTCAAGGGAATGAGCGCAATTCGCGTGTCGCTGAGAACTTCGCAGCAGCTGAAGAGCGTAAGCATAAAGCAGTTGCTGAAGACCATGCAGGCATGCTTGATTTGATACGCTCAATAAAGGAATTAGAGACCATCGATCTATCGAATATCGAGAAATTGATTCAAATGAGTCAAGCACTTAAAGCAGCAGAAGCGGCTACAACTTCTCAAGTACCCACAACACCAACCCCCCAAACACAACCAAATCCTGGTCAAAATACCCCGCAAGAACAACCGGATATGCAACAGCAACCGCAAATGATGGGGCAGTGATGTCAGTGGGTCGTGACTTTTATGTAGAACAAGCGATGCTGGAAGCTGAGCGTATTGATCTGGAACGTATGAAGAAGATTATCGAAGCATTGGATGAAATTCTTGAGAAACCGACAAAGAAAAAGTAATCTCTTATTGTGGTCACCGCCTACTTTCAAATCTTCCAATTCCTTTTAGTGTTTCATCGGTGACCACCTAAGTTCTCACGGAGTATTGCTGCCCGTGAGTAAAGAGGGCCCACCTAGTGGAGTGAAAAGGGGTAATATCCTGTCGGCTTGAGTGTGCAATTCACGAATCGGCCCTTGGTTTTTTAATGGGATAGTAGCTTAGTTGGTTAAAGCACACGATTGTCGATCGTGAGAGCGTGG